GAACCTTGCAAGGGGGAAAACCCTTCCGATACAGCCGAAGGCGTCGCCGAAACCGTCGCCGAGGGCGTGACTTTTTTTGCGGCGTCTGATTCCGCCGTTTTTGCGGCTTTGGCGGGGTCGGCGGCTTTTTCTTTAACGGGGGGGCGGGTCAAAACGTCTTTTTGCACATTGCCGTCGGTTCCTTTTAAATTGGCGCGTAACGTGTCTAATTTATTGACGGCGGGTCCGAGTAGTTTTCCGACGCCGGGGATTTTCGATAATAATTCCAAAAAGCCCTGAATAGGGGCAATCATGGCGGACAAGATAACGCCGCCCAGTTTTAACAATCCTTTTATAATTCCGTCGGTCTTGAAAGTTTCGACGACCATCGCCCAGTTATTCCGCAATTCGTTAATTATTGAAAGTATGAAACCGAAGGGACCTGTAAAGACCGTTATAAACGCCAAAACTTTTTCTTGATTTTTATTGATAATATCCATTAACGCCCAAAACGCATTGACAAGCCCGTCCCAAATTATAGTAGCGACTTTTTTTATCCAGTCCCATGCCTTCGACATGGCGGCGCAGACCTTGTCCCAGTTCATGGCAAGCGCGACAATTAGTCCGATCAAGACGCCTATTGCCGTAATTATTATCCCGATAGGGTTCGCATTCATTAAAACATTGGCGATAGCCTGAACGACGTTCATTCCTTTTTGAGCAGCCATTAACGCCTGAACCGCCTTAATCATTCCCATAATAGGTCCGATAATCGTCGCCGCCATCATTAATAATTTATAGGTTCCCCATGCGGCGGCGACGCCTAAAATAATGGAGCGCATTGACCAAATAGCACCGCCGACCTTCATTGCAATATCGAAAAGCGTCGACAGCGTGTCAAATACCAAAGTTATGCCGTCGACTAATTTGTCGAAGTCAAGGGAGTTAAATATTTTATCGACGACGGCTTCGACTTTTTTCGCCAAAGGTTCAAAATCCATTGAGGCGAATTTGTCGGCGAAGACGGAAAGTTTGTCGATAACTTTATTGAAAACGGGAAGCAGGGACTCCCCCGCTTTTATACCCGTGTTTTTAACTTTATTGATTAACGTCGCCCAGCGTTCCCCGGTCGTTTTTTCGATTCGCCCGAAGGCGTCGTTTGTCGCCCCCGCGGAATTTTGAATTTGCTTTAACGCGCTATTATATGCGTCGGCGTTTGTTATGTTAAATATCGCTTTGCCGCCGTCTTTTTCAAGGGCGGCTTTTATTTTTTTTGTCGCTTCGGCAATGGGGACGCCCTGCGCCGTCATGCTTGCGACGGCGGCGAATAGTTTGTCACTACTGACGCCAAATTTTGCGGCGACCGGCAAAACTTTTTCAAGTTTTGTCGCCATGTCTTCAAAGGAAACGCCCCCGGCTTTGGCGGCAGACATCATTTGATCTGATATTTGCGAAGCGGCGGACGCTTCCAGTCCATAAGATTTTAAAACCGACGACAAGCCGGAAATAACATTCGCCGTCGAAGTGAACCCGCCCCCGGCGGCTTTGACGGCGACTTCCAAAACGCCGACGGAATCGGCGGCGGAAATTCCGCTTTGCATGATTTGTAATTGAGCCTCCTGAAGGGCTTGAACGCCCGTCCCGGTTCTATTTGACAAGTTTAATAATTCTTTTGACATTGTTTTTATTTGGTCGGTCGTCAGGTTCGCTTGCGCTCCGACCTTCGCCATTCCTTTTTCATAATCAATGGCGTCTTTTAACCCTTTTGAAATGAAGGCGACGGCGGCGGCGGCGGAAGCGGCGGCGACGGCGGCTCCGGCTTTGGCGGCGGCTTTGGCAATATCCCCGGCGACCTTCCCTGCGCTCTTGCCTAAATTTTGCATGGCTTTGTCGGCTTGAATAAAATCGTTCTTTAACGCCTTTCCGACGGCGTTCCCCTTTCCGGCGACCTTGTCAAGCGGGGCTGTTATCTTGTCGATCAGTCCGAAGACCGCCTGAATGGAATATTTGCTAGCCATTGGAATTTCCTAGTTTGTTTTTTTGCCGTTCGCAAAGTCCGTCTATCAATGGGGAATAAAAAAAACGAATTTCGTCAATGGTTATATCCCGAAGATTAATCATTGACGAATAATCGATGCATATTTGCCGAAGCTGGGTAATAATCCCCCCGGCTCCGTGAACGATTTTCCGATGACCATTCACGGCGACCTCGGAGATTAATCGACTAAAAAAAGCGTGGCTATATCCCTGAAGAATTGCCAGTCTTTTCCGTCAATTTTCGCAAAGTAAGAAATTTCCTGCCCGGTCATAGCGGACAAAAAGCCGTTCATTTTATGGACGGTCTGCGTGTCCTTGAAACCGTCCATTCCGATAAACGATTGTCCGCCGGAACGCTTGACGGTGATTTCCTTTCCGGCGAAGCCCGGTTTTGAAAATTTGGAAACGGTATATATTAAATCCGTTCCGTCCACTTTAACGCGCCCTTGCATACAAGCCTTGACAAACCGTTTTTTGAGCGGTTCAAAATCTTTTTTTTCGTCGTCGGTCATTGCGTCTATATCATGATCGATGTCGTTCGCTTCGCAATAAGCGTCGAATTCTTTTTCGGCTGTCTGCCTGTCGATAACGGGTTTTTCCTTTTCGCCTTCGGCGGTTTTGTTTTCGTCTTCGTTCATAGATTAACCCTGTTTTTCAAAAGTCCCGGTCAGCGTGACGGGGACGGTTCCGTTTTTGTGTGAAAACTTGAGCGGACCCGTTATGACGACCGACCCCGCATAAATAACGCCGTCGTTTGTCGTTCCCGAATAATCGACCGTCGCCCCCCGGTCTTTTATGTCGTTTAAAAATTCTTCGTCGCCCCTTGCCTGATCAAATGCGATATTTGACCCCTCAAGAACGCCGGGAACCCGTTTTTGTAAAACCCGATTTGACGCATCGCCGTTCGGCTTTACTTCGTTTTCCTTGCCGTTCATATTTAAAACGGCGTCGTCGTCGGCGTCGCATACGAAGCGCCGTCCGGCGATTGTGTGTGATTCAAAAGGTCCCGCAATCATTATTCACCTCCTAACAAAAACCCGAATTCGATCAGGGTGTCCGTGATTTCCAAATTTCCCGACAATTTCGACGGGAACCTGTTATTCAGGCGATTTGGATTCGCCGTGTCAAGTTTGACGGTTAAATTCTTTTTGGAGAATTCGGCGTCCGCAAGGATCGCTTCCTTGCCGAGGCTTGTCGCCAGATTCATTAACGAAGTTTTTATATCCTTCGGCGCGACCGCCCGGGGATTGTCCGTCGGCTGATCGTTTTTAACAAGCGGCGCTCCCTTCAGGGCGTCGGCTTCCATGATTAACCGCACATTGAAAACGATATTTTGAAGTTTGACCATGTTTGCGACGGAACGCCGGGACGGGAAGGTTCCTTCGGATTCGGGATGCCAAAAAGTTATTATGTCGTTTAATTCGGCGACCGAACCGTTTTTGATATTTGTCGAAGAACCTTTTTTGACCGACGAATCGCGCTGTCCGTAATCTTCCTGAACCGAATCGTCGCCGCAATGAAGACCCGTTAAAAGTCCCTTGTAACCGCAAGCGGGGTTATTATTCGCCGTTGTCATTATGTCATTTACCAGACCTTTGGCGGCGATAACAAAGGGCAATTCCCGGCTTCCGACCGAAACGATTAAATAATTTACATAATCGTTTCTTCGGGGGTCGGTGACGGCGGTTCTAATTTCGAGCGTGTCATTACAGCCATGAGCGACAAGTAACGGTTTCTTTTCAAGGGACGCCCAGCGACCGACGCCGTATTCGTAATATTTGTCAAGGCGTGAAGTCTTTTTGTAATCGAAGGAATCCAAAATTTGGGTTTCCCATACGTTCTTTATTTTTTCGAGCGCCGGTGTAATATCCGGGTCGAGGGCTCCGCCTTCAAAGTTTTCAAGGGCAAGCATAATTCCGGCGACGCCGCATTCCGCCTGAAGGGAAATCATATTGGAAGATTCGCCCGACCATTTCGACGTCAAAATAATTTCGCCGCCTGTTACTGCGGCGCGGGCGGGGGAATCCATATTTCCATTAATGGCGTTTACAATCCCCGCCATAATTGCGGCGGCGTTATCGCCCTTTTTAACGGCGAATTCAATTTCGACTCCGCCGATATAAACGGTTCCCGACCCGTTCGCCGTCGCCGTCCCGGTCACGCCGATGGAACCTTCGGCGGGCGTCGCCCCCGTTTGTTTTTTCAATGGGTATATCGTGACGGGGAACGTCGCCGTATTTCCCGCAGACGGAAAAAACACCTTCGCCATTAAGTGAAGGGGGCTTCCGTAACCGTAACGGTCTCCGACTTTGGCGGCGGAACCGCCGACCTCGTATTTGTCAAGGCTATAATCGGCGTCGTCATTCCCGACCCCGAAGACAGCCAGCCGCTGGGGGAGCATTGCCGCATTCCCGACATTAAAGTTCTTGAATTCGACGTCGACGCCGCAGACTCTACTTGCCGCTGATGGTGAAATCATAAAAGACCTCCTTAAATTTTATCTTTATTGACGCCGGGTTCGCCCGTTATGTCAATTAAAACTTCGCCGTTAGGCGATGTAGTAACAAAATTATATTCTTCAAATACCCCCGTTTCGACTTTGGGGGAATCTTCGTAATATTCGACGGATAAAACAAGCCTTTGAATTGTTATTGACTGCGCGGATTGTTCCGCATTGCGCGGATCGCCGATTGTCCCTTGCGTTATGCGATAATCCCGGACTATCCCACGAAGCCCAAAATAAGCATGATGCTCGCTTGTTAAAATATTTCGGATAACGCGCCCTATTTTAACCGCCTTCAGTGTCGAATCGGTATCGTCCGACTCTTCGGCTCCGAATTCGCCGTGCGCGTAACAATCCAAATGAAAAATACAAACATATTTTTTTTGACCGAATGTCGAACCGGGGGGCGTGTCAAGTTTAAATTCCCTTAATTGCACGTTGACAAGCGGGAAGGGGTTTTCTTTTTTGGAATCTTCGGTCAGGCTCCACGGGCGCGATTTTTCTTTCCATACCCCGATATTATAATCGTCTTCGTCGGGTTTCCCCTTCGCTAATTCATGCTGTTTAATACATTCGATTTTTAAAATGGCGGAAATATTGTCCCGGATTAATTCGACATTATCGGGTTTTTCCAGTAAATTCTTTAATTTACTTTCCATGCTATACCGCCAGTTTTAATCGCCCTATTCCGATAGAACGATCAGGTTCATAATTAACGACGTGTAGCAAATGCTCCATGTCGTTAAAATCTTTAACTTTAACTTGCCAGCCCTTGCCGGGCGGACGGTTTGTTTCCGCAAAAAGGGACTTCATTCGGTACGTCGCAGTAATTGTCCGCCCCTGAACGGGAAGTCCCGTTTCGTTGTCAAGTAAATAACCAATATCGCCGAACGTCCCCGTTAGGCTATATTCTTTTTTTTCGTCGTCAATGAGCGTAAAGGGACTGCCGGCGCCGTTTTCGCCTTCTAAAGTGTCAGCCAAATCAGATTCGGCAAGTCCCCTCAAGTTCATTTAATTTCCGCCTTTGTTTTCGGCTTCCGCATCTTTAATGGCTTTTAACAATTCGTCCCGATTGTTAATGTTATTCCACGGGAGCGGTCCGTTTTTAGTGGAAATATTTTTTTCCTTTGCGTAAGCCTTTAATTCGTCAAGGCTCATTTCGTCAAGCGTTTTTGTCTTTTTGCTGTCGTCTTTTTTGGCGTCGTCTTTTTTGGCGTCGTCCTTTTTATTGGCTTTGGCTTGCGCTTCGGTCAAAAGTTTTCCGGCTTTTATATTCGCCTCAAGGCTTGCCGCTGAAAATAAATCGCCGCTGATTTCGTCGCCGGGTTTATATACCCGACCTTTTGAAACGAACGACGCGCCGTCATTAACGATATAAGTTTTTTTGTCTGCCATAAAATCCTCCTTTATGCCGCCGCTTTTGTCGTCAAGCAAGCGAATCTGTCAATGCTAACCGGCAGACACAGGGGGCGCGACTTCATTTCGCCGACGTATGTATCCGCCTTTTGATCGTGATAAACCCGCGCTTTGAAGTCATACGCACCGTCAATAGTAACCTTTCCCGCGCCGAGTATCTGTTCAAATGCCATATTTTCAGGCGGGCGCACCATTGGAATTCCGCCAAATATCCTGCGGAAGTCCAAATCTTCAAAATCGGGAAGGAATAAGACCTTATTTTTCTCAAGGAATCTTTTTGTTTCCTTCGACCCAAAGGGATTATAAGTTGCGGAATATACCCAAATGTCAAAAAGATTTGAACCGACATGAATGTATCCGTAATATTTCGCCCCTTTATTTACCATGCCGGGATTCAATGCGCCCAGCCTTAATCCGTCCATTTTCAGGTCACGTTGAACCCGGGCGTCCTTCAAAAAGTTTTCGAGGGAATCGTCGTCCATGACAAGATTTTTTATGTCGCATAACCCGTCGGCGCGGCAAACATCGGCGACGGCTTTAATGTCTTCGATGGGGTCGGAACCGGCGTCGCCCCATGAAACGGCGACGGTCGGGAAGTGTGACGCCTTCGGCTTCAGGTTTAGTTTATAAACGACCTTTCCGTTTTCATTGGTCAGGTTAATTGTCCCGGTTTGTAAAACTTGCGACGCCTGAAGTTCGACAGACCTTTTAACCATGCCGGTCATTTTCGTAAATCCGCTAACAAGACGCTTCGCAAGACGACCGAGCCAGTCTACCTGATCGCCGATATAGGCGTTTTCAT